GCAGGTACACAAGAATTTGCCCAGGAGCAAAGTCTGACCATCTCGGATAAATCTTTTCCGATCTGAGTTGGAGTGGCAGTAGTGTCACCCTTCTTAGATCCGAATCCTTTTACCAACCTAAGATTTAAATAGCCTACACGTTTCATCTTATCTCCGAATTTTGAATTCTGAGATTTGAAGAACGTTTGACTATTAATCATACAGGTATGAGCGGACAGATAATTCTTCCCTTGCGAAATCTTGAAACCCACTTCCTTAGCCGTAGATATAAATATAGGATAAAAGTCCGCGGTACATTTGAACAGCATATCATCGCCGTTCACGAGTACATTAGACCACATCCTTCTACCTAAATCAAGAGCTTCCCGCGTTCGTCCCCTACTATCAAGCCAGCGATAAATCGCAGCTCGATAAACAGACAGATTAATAACGCATAAGAGCGGAAAACTTAAGGGATGTCCCATAAGTTGTCCTTCGAATGCTTCAGTAACCGATCCGTCGGGGTACCAAGCCTCTCCAGCCATCAGTGAGCTAAAAGCCAGTTTGAAACCTGGATTTCCCGAGAGTCCCGATAGGGCCTCAAGAGTAACTTCTCGTTTCAATAGGTCAGTAGCTGCCTCATAGTCCGCAGAGCACCAAAAAGGAAGCAAAGGGTCGTCCATTTGATTAACCCGTCTCTCCACATCTATCATCATAGTCGAAGCTTGATGGTGTTTCCACGCATCGAGCATTTGACCCTGAATTGGCTGTAGAGCAGAATATAAGTTCCCGTCCCCCTTTGAAATAATTCGAAACTTTCCAGGTTCTGGAATAGCAACGACTTCAATCGTAGTGGCGGAAGAGAGTCCAGCAGAAGTGGGGACCGAAAAACCAAGAATTGCCCTTTTCAAGGCCAGAGAGAATTGAGATTCCCTCCAGCTATTTAAAGAAGCATTCAGGTACGGTAACTTACCCATAATGGTAGACTCTTGTACATTTGCATTAAACTGGTACCGGTCAAACAAGCTTAGCGCGCCCCCCTCACGGCGGGACGCTTGTAGGCATGCTGACCCAGACGGCATAAACTTAGTACCCGGCATCTTTTCCTCGGGAAAGACCTCCGATGAAGTCTTAGCAATTTCTGCTAAGAGATCATAGGGGATACTCCTACGAACTGATGTAAGGCGCTCTTTATGCTTCTGTAGTGCTTGAGCTTTCTTAACTTCACCTAACGGCGGCCACATCTGTTTACAACCTTTTTGAAGGGAATAAATAAATGAGAGCACCGATTGCTTTCGAGCAAAGATGCGATTAATGAAAGTTTTACACCAACCAGAATACAAGGGTTTAGTGATCCACTCGTCCTTTTCAGGATAAGATTTATCACCAAACGCTCGGCAGAGAAGACAATCATGCCAGTACTTAATATAAGACTGCTCATGATTATCCTCAGATTCAACGGAAATTATTTGTTCTGCGCTATAACGCAAAGAATGGATAAAACGAGCCAACTCTCGCTTAGAAAAGATCTCAGTTCTCTGAGATCGATAAGCGACAAATGGCCAAACCAATGATTCTATTAACTGGATCACAGAAGCCGAAGCTTCTAGTCCTAAAACAATTTGTTTTGTGACTGTAAGTACAAGTTTCTCAATTGATCGAGTTGGATATCTATCGAACCGACCACCCTTGGAAACCATACTAGCAACAACCGTATTGCCAACAGGCGATTCGGGCTGACCTACCTTGGTTAGCAGGCTAGTGTAGACATCGTCTTTGACGTCTACGTCATGTAGTATACTGAGAGGAATTTCAGTGTGCT